GTCCGCATTGCTACCATCCACAGTACAGTGGAAGCTTGGGTTGCTCGCGCCGTTTCCGGCGTTTGCTTCCCTCACCTGAAGGACATCAGCATCTCTCGAGACATGCTACGCAATGAGAGGGTACGTTTGTTCAACCCAAAGAAAGGAAGTAAGTTAGTGTATTCAGCGGATCTATCGAAATCCACCGACCCTATTGGTGTTGGGACGGCGAGGTTCGTCTTGCTAGAGTTAGCAAAGTGGATCCACGTACCTGAGTGGTTTCATGGTGCTGTTGAGGGCATCATAAAGACACACAGACTACGCTACGACGAGCCAGTTGCAAAGAATCGAGTCCGCATGCGGATCGAGCCTTCGCGGTGTGGCGCGTTGATGGGGCAGGGCCCGGGGTGGGCCGTGCTTACCATACTTAATTCTTTCTGCGCATGGAAAGCGGGAGCCCCGAAAGGCTCCTACAAGACGTGCGGAGATGACCTGACGGCTCTGTGGAGCCAACGAGTCATCGATGGGTATGAACGGAATATCGCGAGTGTGGGCTTGAAGGCCAACACAGACAAGTCGTTCCGACACCCGGAGAGGGGTGTCTTCTGCGAACAGCTGATGAAGCGAGATGGACCACACAGCGCTTACGGGCAGCCCCTCCTTCGCATAGGAGAGGCCACCGGCTCCAGGGCGTTAGCCAAGGGCAAGGGCCGTGTGGTGACAGACCATCTCACACACGTGCAAACCACGAGGGATTGCAAGGTGCTTCCACCAGTCAAGAACGCGGCTCGACGTGCTGGTCTTAAAGGCACAATCAGTTCTTCCGTTCCCGGTCGACTCGCAGAAGGAGGAGGAGGAAGGGGCAAGGCTGACAAGAGTACCTTTCGGAACTACTTGCAGAACGGCCCGATCCGACTCTTCCTCTCTGAGTCGACAAGCGCTATGAGGGCGCTCAGAGCGCAGCTACATGACATGCCAACGCACGCTGACTCACAGGAGTCAGTCGACCTAGAGGAGATTTTGGTCGAGGCGAAGACACGTGCAGAGCGGCACTCACGGGAACTCTCTCTCAGACAGGGAAATAAACCCGGGTACGCACGGCTCAAGATGCTAAAGTGTCAACTTCGGCATGGAGAGCACGTACCCGAAAATTATTCCCCCATC